CTACCAAAAGCGATAACGATCCTCTCCAGTCCTATATTCTGTACCTACCCTATAGACTTTTTTGCTGTAGCTGTAGTTGATCTCACATGCACTTTTGTATTGTTTACAGCGTGTTTCTGCCTTCCACGTGCATACAAGTCCACGCTTGCAGTGAGCTTTGCAGTCTTGCCATTTGTCTGAGCCTGCACGCTTGCATTCCTTGAGTACAAAATCCCCGCCGTTGTACCTTTGATATGTGATCCAGAGAGGTTCTACTAGTATTAGCTTTAGATATGCTGCGAAAGCGTAGAAGTGTTGTGCGCTGTATGGTTTTGTGTAGTCAGGATAGACTTGTTTGATGTACATATCAACGAATTTCGGTGTGAGCTGAAAGTACCCTACGGAGCCGTGTCCATCAAGGCTTGTTCTCCACCTACAACCACTTTCTACCTGTGCCACTCCTAAATTGTACCACCACGGAAAGTGCTCGCCGAGAATTCTTACAGATGCGGTCTTTGTTTCTTCCTTGATTTTCAAACAATCAGCCCAAGGCAAAGACCAAGCCAGTGTAGAGAAGTATAGCAATAGCATAGACTTTTTTATCATCTCCCCACTCTATGACTCCTACCTTCATAATTCTTGCGATGTAGTATGCCACCAACCCTGCAGACCATAGAAAGAACTTCCTGGCTAATGCGGAAATCAGCTCTTCCTGTAGGCTTGTGAAAGACATTGTGATGTATAGCATGATGCCGGCAAGCGCAATTTCAAAACTGTAGTATCGCAGTATTCTGCGTAAATATCTCACTCGCAAACCTCCGTTGCTTTTTTGAGCTCTTCACTGTAGATCCTACACATTCTATAGTTCTCTATCAGCGCCTTGAGTATCTCTGTATAGCTCGCACCACGACTAGGCTTGATATATTCTGGTTCTTCTACTTTCGGTATTTGACACCTGACTGGTACCGCTACTGTCTTATATACCACCTTCTCCGCACAAGAAAAAAGAAAAAGGGTGGAAGCTACTAAGAGTTTCATGGCAGACTCCTTTCCGACTCTCTGTATTCTTCAAGCATCTGCTTTAGTGCGGTGCATTCGTCTTTTTCTTGTGGTATCTCAATTCTCAGTGGCTCAAAAACTTTTTGAATTGTTTTTTGCGTTGCTTGAAAGCTTTTCAATTTCTTTTCGTACTCTGCTTTCATACTTTCTATGTGTGCATTCTGGACATCTATCTTTGCGTTGCATTCTGTCAGCTGTGTTTTTGTTTTTGCGAGTTCTTCTTTTGTCTTTAGATGTAAGTAGCGTTCTTGAAGTAGACCAACAACGAGAATCCCGCTGATGATGAAAAGAGCAAAAGCTATAGCCTTTACCACCATAAGAATCTCTTCCTGTTTTTTTGTGAAGATCCCACAGAAGAGGAACTACCGCCACCACAGGTCTTTGGTTTTGAAATTACACCACTACTAAAAACGGAGAGTGTGTATGTTTTTTGTTTTTTCGTGTTTGAAACGATCTGATTGTCAAGATATACAGCGTTGTATATAGCCATATTAGTACCTCACAGCTAAAGTGTTCGGAACAAAGATGACATAGTTGTTTGTCCCATCGGTTACCTCATCAAGAAATGCCTGCGATTGACCAACTGGAAGATACAGATCCACACATCTTGGGAATACTTGCCCGCTTACATAAATGTGATATGGTAGCAATGCTATATCTGTTATACCTCCCGTATAAGCTTGTGTTCCCGTCTGCGACAGACTCACGAGCGATCCGCTTACACTGGTAGTACCATTAAGAGCTCTTACTACATTCGTGGTGTTTGCAAAGTAGACCGCTGCGGATATATCTGTTGCAGGACTGATAGTTGTAAAACCGTATGTTTTGTTCATCTCGTTACAGCGAAAGACTACCGTATTTTGCGTATATGTAAGAAGCCACGTTTGGAGTGGAGGAAAATACGAAATGTAATCTCCGTATAGGCTCTGCCCAGTTGGTACTTCTGTCCCGTCTGCATTCTTAGTCTTGAGAAGCTTGAAATACAAGTAAACTGTGTTCATTGTTGTTCCTTCTACTGATACGCCATCAGCACTCGTCCCACCTACGGCAATCGTGTACAGATTGTTTGAGAAGTAGTAGATTGCTCCCCTTGTGTCTGTTGATGTTGCAGTGTATACCAAGCTCCAAGGACTTCCTGCGGACTGCAATTTTGTTTTAACCCAATCTGCTATCTGTCTACTGTTTGTAAGTGATTGAATTTCAACAACTTTCGGCATGTCAGTATGCCTCCATGATTTTTATTTGCGAAGGTGTGTTTGCTACAAGAAAAAGATTGATATCTGGCTTGACAAACAAAACCAAAACCTCTGACGGCTGTATGCTGATTCCGCTGGTTGTGCTGACATTTTCATTCCCATAGTGTACAGTGTTTGTGGAGGTATTCTCTATCACAAGCACCCTTGTGAGACTGTTCAAATTCAAAGGTGTGGGCGTGGTTCCTACGGTGAGGGTGCTCTGCGAGAGAATTTTCTCGATGAGATTTGGTGTTTGTAGTCTATACATGCGCCACCTCCTTGATTGCGAGTTTTATCTGCGCAAAGAAGTATGCGTCATTATTACCCCACTCGATGTTTGTGTTTGCGTTTGGAAAGAGCTGCTGAAGGTTTACAACAAGTGACATAGCAGACCTCTGGAAGCTCTCAAACTCAGAAATATCTGTAGGATTTGCTGCTCTTTTTGCATATACAACTATGTATGTTGTTTGTGTTTTGCGTGGATACTCAATGTTTGTTGTATCTACATATATAGATGCAAACTCAGCGTGCTCCAAGGGTACTTCATTGATGGATCTGATATTGAAATATACATTCGGAACACGCAAAGCCAACACATCACGCAAATTGATCAAGTTCAGCATTTTTTAACTCCTCAATGACCTGTTGATAGCTACGCCACTTGTTGTTGCGAGATTTGTTTTGAGTGCATCTATAGTTTCTCTTGCAAGCTCTCGGTACTGATCGGCTTTTGAAAGCCATATCGTATCTTCTGTTTGTGCGAGTCTAATACAAGCTCTGTGAAGTGCGATCAGTTTGACCGCTTCTTTCAAAAGGTTCGGGTACGGGGGGTCAAAGCTCCTGCCTAAGACCCCGTCTATGTATCTCTCGGCAAAATCCACATCAGACTCTTGTACAGGGACTTTGTCTGTGATATCCGACGGTGTTATGTACCTCACATTAGCTCCTCCAAAAAAGCGTTTCTGAACTCTTCTTCTACTGCTCGTATTCTGTTTTCAAAATCCGCAAAGAAGTACGGGTATGGCTTGCTTCCGGGATGTGAGACCCTTTTTCGGAATATGAACCCATCTCTGGTTGGTATTTTTAGCGCTTTTCTGTTTCTTGGCATGATAGTATGTGGGCGTGTGCCATACTCCACGTATGGTGCATACTCTGTGTTTACAGATATGATTGCGGAGAACCTCTCAAAGCGTATGTTGATACTTCTCTGTAGTTGTCCTGTGCGTGGTGTAAAGGCTTTCCGAGCGTCTATGTAGTCATGTATCATCTTGTGATACCTTTCTCCTGCTCTTTTTATTGCTCTCCTTGTTGCCTTTTCCACTAACGCTTGGTCTTGCATTATCCTGGGAAGATTCTTCAGTGTTATTTTTATCATCTTCCAACTCTTCCAACACCTCTATCTTGTCTCCGTATATAGCAAGAAGTCTTTGACATGTCTCATCGTCTACATACCCGATGCCGTCTTGAAACTCATAAACGCCGCGTGGAGTGTGGAGTGGAGAATTCTCTTGCCAGGGTATACGTACCTTCTTCATCTATACCCCCATTAGTTTGTTATACCTTCTATCTTTGCTACATCCCACACATTTGAGACTTTCATACTCACAGACCATGTGAGCCGAAATCTTGTAGCTGCCACATCTGGTAATCTTCCTATATTTTCTATCTGTACACCACCTGCCCTTCCCATACCCTCAAGATACACACCACACACATGATTTATACCGAGTCTGACTGCGTACACCTCTGTTAGGTCTGTACCCGTACCTTTCGTAAGGTTCGTTGGAATGTATTCATTCTTTAAGACTGGTATACCGTCGTAGGAAAGCACAGCCCTCCCGAAATTCGGAAGCATCAAATCTGGCGGAGTTGTGTATGCGGTTCTAAGAAGCGCCTTAATGCTGAGGTAAGTCCTTGGGTGTACGATGATGGCATCAGGCGGTCCATCCGGGAACATATCGATGAGCTTATCGAGGAGATCAAAGCTGATGGGAGATCCGTTTGCAGCTGTAGGAACAACTCTTGATGCATCTATCCATTTTCTGAGTCCATCGAATTCCAGAGGGTTTGCTGTGCTGTCTCCGTTGATGAACAAGTTTTTGAACTTCCTAACAATTGCTTCTGATCCTGCAAGAGTTTTCTCTTGCGCTCTGTCTATGATAGTTTTTGTTGCGTTGATCTCAAAATCGTACACATTTACGTTCATAGCAAGCATGCTGACTTTGTTTTTCACCATACTGCCGGAAGTGTCTCCTGTTGGGATGGTGCCATACGGATCTACAACTTGGGCGGTCGGTAATGCCCCGGTTCTGTACCAGCTCACTACATCTGTGTTCCATGGATCCCACGGCAGAATAGCAAAAAGTGCTTCTTTATCTGCCATGTACTCGAGCACGGCTCTTTCTGTTTGTTCTGCGGAATACTTCCCTGCTACGATCTTTAAAACACTCATCTTTTACCTCCTAACATTTTTTCTATACCTTGTCTGATGCGCTCCTCAGGTGTAAGCACTTTCTCTGATGCAGTGTTGTGTCCTGCACCAGAACCTTGTCCTTTTACCTTAAGCAAAAACGCGTTTTCCTGTAGAAACTTCTCAAGAAATTTTTCTGCAGGCTCACCGTTGATGAATACCTTTCCGTCTTTGACCTCCATCTGCCCTTCAGCTCTGAGAAGTTTGAACGCTTTTTCCACATCTACTACTTCTCTTTGTGAGAATAGTTTTTTGATCTCAAGACTCGTAAAGAGTTCTAACTTTTCTTTTCTCTCTCTTTCAAGCTCTTCAAGAAGTTTTTTTATTTTTTCTTCTGCCTCTTTCTTGGTTTTCTCAAGAAGCTCGTAAAATCTGCCCTGCTCCTCAAGAAGTTTTGCCTGCATGTCTTCCCAGTCCCTGTAGCCGAGATCTCTTGCTCTCTTATCAAGCTCCTGAGCAAGAATTTCACTTATGTCTTGTTTTTGGGCTTCTTCCCACCTTTTTTCTTGCCCATCTTTTACCTCCTTTTCAGAATTTTGTTGAGTTTGTTCTTTTTCCTCCATCACTTACTTCCTCCGCAGTACTTATCGTATAGTTCTTGAGCTTTCTTCTTGATGCTTTCCTCTCCGTGCATACTCGCCAGTCTGATAGCAGAGCGCAGCATATAGCAATTTATGGAGCCGTCCCTGTTTTTGTACGGATACCTTCTGTTGTCTGGGTCAAGAAAGTAGTCTCCGGGGACTTTTTCCCTTTCCTTTTTGCTGTCTATCCACTTTAGCTTGTCGGTTGGAATGTTTTTCACTTCTGCCATTTTGTAGTGAAAATACAAATCAAAGCAAATGGGTGTGTTGTATAGTGTTAAACAGAAGAAAAGTGAGGAGACTCATCCACAGAACTATCTTTTGCTTTTGTGCGGGTTATTGAAGTTGATCAAGGATTTGATTTAGTCTTTCAAATCTTTCATCTTCTTGCTGGAGTTGTAGGGTTGTAGATGGACGAAGAGTCTGGGAAACTTCTTTATATGTTTGGTTTAGTTGATGGAGGGCTTTGTAGTATTGTTCTCTTGTGCGCCGACAAGTTATAGCTTCAAGTTTCAACATCTGCAACTCATAATACACTAAGCTAGAGGATTGATTGAGAGACAGCACTTTTTCATATATCTCTCCTCCGCATTTTGAGAGGTCTTTTAGCTTTTGGTGATATTCCTCTACCGCTTTATTGAACTTAGCAACCATATCTGTATATCTGCCCTGGGCTTGCTGGAGCGTTATTTTCTCTGGGACATCTGCAGGTTTAACAGTGAGAAGAGTGTTTGCTGTTTTTATTGACTCTTCAAAGGCGAGGGAAGCTTTCGCCTTATCCCTCATATCTATGTATCTATCTATACCAAAAAACAGCATTAACGCTAAGCCAATAAAGATAATAGCGGAGATAATGTTAGGAAGCGAAAAAGCCTCTTTTATAGCGTTTTTGAGTTCCTCTTTGCTACTTAATTGTTTATATGCTGTGAACACAGAAATGGCAGGACCCCCAAGAATAAGAATCCATCCCCAGCCCAGACTTGGCTTCAAGGCTAATGCTAAACCGCCCGCTATTTGTGTAGCAAGATCACTGCCTCCTAATGCTTTTACTGCTTCAGATGTGAACCTTTCAAGACTAAAGACCAGATAAACGAAGGATGCAAGCACCAAAGCAAACTGAAGTGTTGATAATATGAAAGCTTGTTTATAGTTCCCGCTATAGAAGTGTTTAGAGGCAAGGGCTCCAAGTACGGCAAGCACTATTACCCCAAACCATGCTTTAACCTCTCCCTGTAGCAATAAAGAAAGCACACTAAACCCTGTCCCGAGAAACAGCACCAAAGGCGTAAAAACAGAAACAACCAATATCCCTTGCCCCACATAGAAGAGTTCCTTCTTCATGATAGCCCCTCCTATGCTTCAAACTCTTTCAAAATTTTAACAGCTACTCCCACAATTCGCAAACCCTCTGCCTCCATCTGCTGAGGGAGGATTGGAGGATATTTAGGATTATCTCCTGCCAACAAAACAGTGCCGTTCATCTTCAAAAGCCTCTTCACAAGCAATTCTCCGCTGTGATTTTTCACTACAACTATTTTCCCGTTTGGAATGTCTGAACCGTCTCCTTCGTATATTTGAAGCACAACATAATCTCCTTCTGCAAGGGTTGGATACATGGAGTCTCCATGCACTTGCACCGCAAAAATCTTGCCTTCCTTGAGATGCGGGCTTTTACCACTTTTTCACCACAAGAAGGCTCCACCTTCTGTAAGGTGGAGATGAATTGTGGTAGGATAGAATTTGATGACTAAGGCAGAGAAAATAAAACAAACGCTTAAGGAGACCAAAGAAAGGAGAAAGAACCTTAGTCCTGTGGTTTATCAACTCAAAATTCAAAATCTTTCAAGGGTTAGGGAAGAGAAACTCAACAGAGTATTTTTAGAGGCGAAGTGGTTGTATAACTGGTTTGTAGCAGATATAAACAGGGTGAACATTCCCACAAAGGAGATTAAGGAAGTGGAAATAAAGGTGGGAGACAAGCTTGAGAAGAGGGAGATAAAGCTTTTAGGTTCTCAACTAAAGCAGGCGGTTCAGAAGAGGGTGAAAGACAATCTAAGGGTGCTAAAAGGTTTAAAGGAGAAAGGCTATAAGGTAGGAAAGCTAAAGTTCAAAAAAGTGGTTTCTTCCATAAACCTAAAGCAGTATAAGGTTAGCTTTGATATAGATTTTGAAAGGAACAAAGTTAGAGTTCAGGGACTTGGCTGGTTTAGGGTATTAGGGCTACATCAAATCCCGCAGGGTTGTGAGATTGCAAACGCACAGCTTGTGAAAAAGCCAAGCGGTTATTTTGTCTATCTGACCTGCTATGTCAAAAAAGAATACTTCCAGAGAGATAAAGTAAGGGACGCTGTAGGCATAGACTTTGGAGTAGCAAACAAGCTAACACTATCTAATGGCTTATCTGTTGATTTTGAAGTAGAAGAGAGTGAGAGGTTAAAAAGGCTACAAAAAAAAGTTAGCAAGAAAGAAAAAAGGTTCTAAAAACAGATCAAAAATACAAAAGAAACTTCAAAGGGAGTATGAAAGGCTAACAAACATAAGAAGGGATATCCACAACAAGCTTTTGGCACTTTTTAAGCATTATGGAGTAGTTGTCTATCAGGATGATAACATAAAGGCGTGGCACGAAGGGTGGTTTGGCTCTCAAGTACAGCACGCAGGAATAGGAATGCTAAAGGCAAGGTTGAGGAACAACCTTGCGACTAGTCCTGTGGAAAGATTTGAGGCCACCACCCAAGAGTGCTGCGTTTGTGGCTGGAAGCAAAAGCTTTCTCTTTCCAAGCGTGTTTATCACTGTCCTATCTGTGGGAACACCATAAACAGAGACCTAAACTCTGCCATCAACATTTTGAAAAAAGGGCTTGACCTGAGCCAAAATCAGGTCGTAGGGGCGGACCACCCCGAACTAACGCCTGTGGAGAGGACGCTGGTTGCCAAGATATTGGGTTCAAATCCCTACATCAAGGCAACTGTCCTCTATGAAGCAGGAAGCCCTCACTTCTAAAAGTGAGGGAGGAGGTCACTAAAGTCGTTGGAGGTGTAAGAGATGATAGTAGAAATCAGAATTGACCAGATAGAAGCCCCTCAGGGGCTTCTGCCCCGTATCATCACAGGAACAAGGGAAGAGAAGGTGCAGGAGTACGCAGAGATGATCGAGGAGGGGGTCGTATTTGACCCCATCAAGGTGTGGAAAAGAGGGGATAGGTACTGGGTTGTTGACGGAATGCACAGGCTCGAGGCGCACAAGCGCCTGGGCTTGGAAACAATCAAAGCGGAAATCATAGAGCTGAAGGATGAGCTGGAATGCAGGATAGAAGCTATCAAGGCGAACCTAAAGCATGGGCTACCCCTTCAAAAGGAAGAGAAAATACTATTAGCCCAAACGCTTTACAAGCTCGGTGTATCTATACCTGAACTAAAGAAACTTTTCGGGGTGGTGGAGAGGACGCTGTATTACTGGTTGGAGCCGGTGAAACAGCAAGAAAAATCAGAGCTTAAAAAGAAGGCGTTAGAGTTGAAGGAGCAAGGAATGTCTTTAAGAGAGATAGCCGATAGGCTCGGGGTCCAGAAATCAACAGTTGAAGACTGGGTAAATGAAAGTGTCCGATTTTTGCAAAAATTTCAAAAATCGGACACCACCGCAGAAGAGCTGAAAGAGGTCATCCTCTCCGCAGCAAAGAAGATTCTGTCGCAAAGGGACTACAAGTTTCACAGTTACAGAAGTCTGCGAGCAGATCTCAGATACAACAGATATCCAGAGCTTATCACTGATGAGGAGAGAAAAGTCATTCTTTCCATGACAGAGAGACAAATAGATGAGATCCTTCAAAACCACGCAGAGGAACTTATGCAAGTTTATAAGAGTAGAGGCTACGCACCACCCTCCATGCCTCCCTCACCTCCCTCCTCCTTCTCTTTGGCGGGCACCCAGCCCGCCCTTTCTGATTACGAAGATCCCCTCAGCCACGAACAGTTGCAAGAGTGGTACAAGGGCTGGGCAGAGGCTGTTGAAAAAGAGGAGAAAGAGAAAAAGCAAAAGACACAAGAAAAGACTAACGCTTACGATGCTATGGTGGAAGCGTGGGAAGAGTATAGAGAAGAAGTAGTGAACGCTACGGTAGATGCGATTCGAAAGTTCGGAAAGAAGAAAGTAGTCGCATTCCTCTACGAGCTCATAGAGTATATAGAGGAAAAAACAAAACCTGGAGGACCCTTCCAGAACTGGGACTTTTGAGGAGGGGAATAAGGGATGACTAAGAAAACTCAAGCACTTCATCTGTATCAACAAGGGCTATCCATGAGACGGATAGCCCGCCTCCTTGGTGTTTCAAGGGGGACTGTCAAGAAGTGGTTATATGGTGAACAACTTCAACTTGAGAAAAAAAGAAAAAGCCTACCGCCAGAACTGAGAGAGAAGCTCAAACTACTGCTTGAACACCACACAAGGGAAAAAGGGAAAACCAAGGTGTTGAGTTTTCGTCAAATATTCAATGCCCTGAGCGTAGAACTAAAAGAGTTAGGAATAAATTCGTATCACACATTCCTGAGAAGACTGAAGAGTTTCATCAAAGATGAGTACGGTAGCCTCTACAAACTTGAAGTCATACGAAGAGACAAAAAAGAGCTACATCAGTATAGACCTTCCCGTGGCAGAATAGAGCGCAGAAAAGGATTTTTTGAAGTTGACGCAACTGGATACACACACAACGGAAGACTCTATTCCGTGCTTTTGGCTCAAGATGAAGAGTCTGGATTTGTCCTTGGCTACATGGTAGTAGAGAATAGAGAGAAAGATACAAAACACTACAACAAAGCATTCAACGAGCTTGACTACATGTACTTCCTCTGGAACATCTTCTCGTCGTATGGTGCTCCCGTTGGCGTAAAAAGCGACAACGAGAGGTTCCTGATGGCAAGGAATGTCAAAAGAGCGCTCACAGAGCTGGGTGTGCAGATACAAAGAACAAAACCTTACTCCCCAAACCAAAAGCTAATAGAACGAACGATAAGAGATATAAAAGAGAAGATAAGGCTAATAAGCGCAGTCAAACAAAGCCAAAGCTCTAACAGTTTTGAAGAGATCCTGCACGAAGCAATAGAACTTTACAACAGAGAAGAACACAGCTTTGTCATCGGAAGATGGGTGCCCGCAGAGAGGTTTCAGGGATATGCTCCTGTAGACTCAGACAGACTTAGGATAGCGTTGAGTGTTGAGGAAGAAAGAAGTGTCGTAAATGGGTATATTCGCTTTGAGAACAAGACATATGAGTTCAGACTTCCAGAAGACACAGAGCTTGATCTGGGAAGAAACAGAAAAGCCCCAAAGGTGAAAGTGCGCATAGACCTTGAGGACAACACAAAAGCTTATGTTTACGACTTGAACGGGCAATTCCTAGGCGTTGCAGTACTCGTTTCTTCCACTACTGAAACGAGTACTGTGTTGGAAAAACAAGAAAAACAAACAGCCAAGAGGGTGGAGAGGAGGAAGAAAAAACTCAAGGAGGAGCTTTATGAGTTGGAAAAGCCTGTGGTGGAAAAGAAAAGAGATTTTGATCTGCTTCTGCAAATTCAAGAAACCCCGCAGGCACAAGTAGAAAACAAAAAAGAAGAGTTTGACATCTTAGACATCTTATCAGGAGGTGAAACATGATACACACAGAAGAAGTCCTCAGGAAAGCACTACAAGCTATTCGCCAGCAAAGAGAAGTTTTACAATCTCCCGTTCACGCCCTCATCCTGGGAGATTGGGGGGTAGGCAAAACGAAAAGCGCACAGAAAATCACAAAAGAGGAAAGAGACACCTTTTACATGCGCCTCCCACATGAAGAGATGACACGCAGCAAGCTCATAAAACTCATCTCGTATGCTGTTAGGGCTGGCTACAGACAGACAGTCGAAAGCACGCTTGATCTTCTCAAGTACACAATAGACAGAAGAGGCATTAAACCCATACTATTTGTTGATGAAGCAGGATTTCTTTTTAGAAGACAGGCTATGTTAGACACTTTAAAAGAGCTTGCAGAAGATGAAGATATAGGAATTTGCTACATCTTTCTGGCTCCAAAGGATGTGGCAAAGACAATGATCAACAACCCCCATAGCCTTCACAAGCGCATTATCCTTACGAAAGAGCTTGAACCCCTTACAGAAAAAACAGTCAAAGCTATCACTGAACCACTAAAGCTTCCACCTGACCCATTCTTGAAGGTAGGATTGACACGCAAATGGACAACGATAGACATAGCCTTTGTCAGCTCCATCATCGCAAAAGGCAAGCTTGAGCCAACCGAAGAGAATATAGAAAAAATCGCAGCAACCATAGGGAGGTAGGCATGTACACTGACGGAAAAATCTGGGAAAAGATGCTTGAGCTCAAGGTCTTCAGGATGGAAGACATTATAAAAGCCTTGAACCCACCCAAGCCCTTATATGGGTGGGTCAAGGAAAAGGTGAGATCGCTAGTCGCTAGCCAACTGAGACTAAATATATTAAGACAAGTTGTAGAAAACCCGCCCCTCTTTGCTACAGAAGATGCCACACCTGAAGACATAGAAAAATACAAAAAGACATGCCCCATCTGTAACAGTCAGTTTTTCCCAAAACAGGAAACACAAGAGTTTTGCTCTACAGAATGCAAGAAGAACCACTACAAGAACTATCACAGAAGAAGGAGAAAAGCCATGGGCATGCGATTAGACAGCAGACGCAGATGGACAACAGCAGAACTTAAAGCGCTTGAACCACTGCTCCGCAGAAACGCAAAAAAAGGAGAGCTGGAAAACATTGCAAAACAACTCAGCAGAAGCAAATGGGCAGTGGAGAAGAAGCTCAAAACTCTAAGGAAGGAGGTAAAACATGCGACTACAAACGGTAATTAGGCGTTTAGAGGAGATTCTTAGAGAACAGTCACCACAAAGCGCACGAGAAAAATTAAAAGCGCTTCTAATACAGCTCAAAGCTCAAGCAGAGGAGGAAGAGAAGAAAAAAGATTACGGAAAGGCTCTACAACACTTGCTAGGTTGGTATTTAGAACTGTGGGAGGAGCGCCCACCAGAATCCCTCAGGTTTATGAAATATAAAGAAATCATAGCCAAACACTTTAAAGAGCTACTTGAAATATACACAAGAAACGGAGAGAGCGTAGAGGATCTTAAAAGCGATTATCTCAGTTTCAAAGAGCAGACCAAAAAAGGAGATAAAGGCATCCTGCATTTCAGAAACGCTCTACGGTTTATAAAACAGAAAAAAGAGTGGTCAAGCGAAGACTATAGAAGGGGGAAGGAGGAATACACAAAGCTGTGGGGAGAAGACGATGAATTACCTATGTAGGGGGTGTGAACATGTTTGTAGCAAAAACAAAAGAAGAGGCACTCAGATTTTTTGAAAAGGAAGCAGTTATTGAAGTCAGAGAGACCGAAAATCGCTTCATCATATCCCTTGTTCGTGAAAGGTACGGAAGGAAAGAATATCCAATAGTCTATGTTTATAAGCCCCTGCCGACGCAAGTAATCAAACAAGTGCTTAATGCTTGCGGTTTCCCAAGAGTTGATGTGCTTGACAAATTACAAGAGACAGAAGCCGTCAAAAAGATCAAGAAGATCGAGTGCTGCGGTGCGGTACTAAGCGGTCCTGCGGGTGTAGGGAAAAGCACAGCTGTCTACTGGTGGATTGCCAAACAACTCTCTTACTACAGGATCAAACATGCAAGAAGGTTCTCTGCATTCACTTTTGATTTTCAAGAAGTGAGAGAGTGCTACGAAGATATAGACACAATTGTGATAGATGATATGAACCCAAGCTCACTACACCAACACAGGTTAGATTTTTTAATAGAACTCATATACAGAGCCTACGACGACAACAAGAAGCTCTTTATCACGACAAACGAACAAAAAGAGAAGTTTGTTATCCGCCTCCCCGAGGCAATAGTTTCAAGACTTGTGGAGATGTGTGAGTGGATAGAAGTAAAAGGTGCAGACCTTAGAACAAGGAAAAGGAGGTAAACCATGAGAGAAGCCCTTAAGGTGCTCGTCAGCACCTATGAGGATATACAGCAAGAGCGCATCAGAGCAGAAAACCGCTTGAGAACAATTTCAAACACTGCTACACCTGAAGTGTTTGAGCATCTTGCAAAACTTAAACTCGTAGAGGAAGGCATAGCAAGAGACATCAAGAAACTACTCAAAGAAGAACCTGTCTATGAGGAGTTTCTCAGGCATGTCAAAGGAGTAGGAGCAATCTTGTCAGCCAAACTTCTGTCACTACCGCTTGATACGACTAGAAATGTATCGGCGTGGTGGAGCTTCTTTGGATTGGTTCCACACTACTTTGCTATTATATGTGAAAACGAACACAAATACTTGGCACCAAAAGTCAAGCCTTGCCCTGAATGTGGGGCACAGCCAAGAGATGCAACATTTTACAAGGAAGCACCAAGAAAGAAAAAAGGATACAGAGCCTTCTGGAACCCCAAAGCAAGAGCATTAGCCTTTCTTCTGATGAGATCCTTCAACATGCAGAAGGATGGATACTACAAAGAAGTGATCAATGAATACATACTCCGTCAAGAAAATCAAAATCTCACTCAAGCCCACAAGAGAGCCAGAGCCTTGAGGTATGCGGTCAAACTTTTCATCTCTCATTTCTATCAAGCCACATGTGAGATACACTCGCAACCCTACCAAATGCCATATGCAATAGAGATACTCTCCCATGACAGCTTCATTCACTGGAAGGAAGTGGTAGCAAGGGAGAGAGCCTATGTTTGAATATACCAAGAGAGCCATAGGAAAGTGGTTTCTTCAAGCGAGCCAGATTTGTAGTAGCCCTATTGATATTAAAGCGAGCCTAAGGAGAAAGAGCCACATTGAGACAAAAGCGAGCCAAAAAATGAAAAGCACCAGCAATAATTTAGCGAGCCAAAAGATAGCCAGTGTCAAGCTTGAAGTAGCGAGCCAAAAGCTGCACAGCCCCAAGCTTGCGGAAGCGAGCCGATTAAGGAAAAGTACCTCTATAGGAAGAGTGAGCCAAAGGGTCGAAAGTGTCAAGATGGAAGAAGCGTTTAAAAAACTCAAGAGCCTGTCAAGAGAACAGCTCTTGAGTGAGATAAAAAGAGTGAGAGACAAAGCGTTTGATACGGGGGAAGAACCCACAGACCCGTATGAAGCCTTTTTATGGGAAGCTTTTTTGTCTAGCTCCACCGTAGAACATGCGGTAGAGGTTGCCATAAAGAAGCTCAGACTTCATCGTTGAGAAGAGAGTTCTTAATCACGAACGCAAGAACGGAACCTATCGGGATCATCACTCTTTTCCCCCATCCTTTTTTTTCTCCTCTTCCTTTTTTTGCACTTTTTATATAGATAGCTTCTATTTTTCCGTACCATGCGAGCCTTCTGATTGTTTGTTGATGTACACCGAGTAGTTCTGATACTTCCTTTACAGAAAGCATATTCCTCTCGGGAAAGCCAAGCGGGGCAATTTTGAGATACAAATCTATAGCCACATCTGGTATGAAATACTCCTTATCAAGGTACGGCTGAGCAAGGTCTTCTATCACCTTCTCCAACCAAAGTCTATCATAGACATCCATATCTAACACTATACAACAAAACCCGCAACAAGAACAGTACTTTCAGTTACATGGAACCAAAAGAAATCTTTATGATGCTTGGATTGATACTGACAATATCCATAAATTCTGTAATAGTGGCATATAGCTACGGGAAGCTTTCTAAAGCTGTAGAGGAACTATCAAAAATGGTTGACTTTCATATCAAGAAGCTTGAAAGCGTGCAGGAAAGACAAAGAGAGCTTGAACTCAAACAGCTTGAAGATTTCGTGAAGAAAGAAGACATGCTCGTCTTTACGAACAAAGCAGAAGCAATTATGAAAGAAGTTATGGAGGAACTCAGACATGTTAGAAGAGCAAGTTAGGTACCTCGTATTGAAGTTCTTAGCTCAAGTATACCCGTCAGATTTGAGCTTGCAAATGATAGAAGCACTGCTATACGACTGGCGGGTATTTATCACGCAAGATAAGCTCAAGAAGAAAATTATTAAACCTCTCGTTGAAAAGGGATACGCTGAGATAGTTGAAATTGAGCTCCCTGCTCACACGGGGAGTATCAAAAAGTTAAAACTCACCGCAAAAGGAAGAGCACTACTCGACGGAGAGTACATAGACGAACTCATCAAAGAGGTTTGAAATGGGAAGAAGAAGCAATATAGACAAAAATCCTGAACTGAAAAAAGAAGTAGTTAGTGAATATAGGAGAGGGAAGACTCTAAAACAAATAGAGGAAGGGATTAAGCTGAGATTTCCAGAGGCGCAAGCGTCAAAGTCTGCGATACACAGATTTATTCAGAAAGTAAGACCACTGCTTCATTTGCGTGATATAGGGATCATCAGCGATGAAGATATGGATATGCTACAGCAAAGCCAAGAGGCTATTTTGCTTGCACATGGACTACTCACTGAAATGATCGCAGAGTGGGTAGAAAAAGGAGAAGTTGAACAAGAAAGGATCAGGACACTGATGGATCTGCTTTCCACAACATCCATGTTTGCCAGAACTGCTGCGTATACAGAAAAGACAAAGGCTCAGTTGGTACAACACACCGAAAGCGTACTCAAGAAAATACTGACAGTGCTCTCAAAACATCTTGACACCGAGACCGTCAAAAAGATAGCGGAGGAGCTCAAGAATGAGCTATAAGAAACTTGCTCTTTCAAAAATTCTGCAAGACACAGCGCTCTCGGAAAACGAAGAGAAAGAACAAGCAAGAGAAGACTTTGTTTTCTTCTGTCAGACATTCTTACCACACATATTCAGAAAACCCTTCGCAGAGTTTCAGCTTGAAATCGTGAAATATTTGCAAAATGAGAATATGAAAAGAGTAGTCATAGCAGCACCGAGAGAGCACGGAAAAACTTCTCTGGTTTTTCTAGGTTATGTGCTCTGGGCAAGCCTGTACGCCAAACACAAATACATACTTGTGATTGCAAGCTCAGAAGAACAAGCAAAAGAACAACTATTCAACATCAAGCTTGAAATAGAAGCGAACCATCGTATACTTGAAGCCTTTGGAGATATGAAAACGAGCGTGTGGTCTTCAAATAGACTACAGCTTGCATCAGGTACATACATAGTCGCAAGGGGCGCAGGTTCTTCAATCAGGGGTTTGGTTAAGCGTGGACTCAGACCTGATCTCATTATCTTGGATGACATAGAAAAAGACCTTCACAAAGAAAGCGCCACCATGAGGAAAAAGCTCAAAGAATGGTTCTACAGAGCGGTGATGGGACTTTCAAAGGATGCAAAAGTGTTTGTGATAGGTACAATTCTACATTACGATAGCCTTCTCAATGAACTGATAGACAAAGGGCAATCACTTGGTTGGTTTGCAAAGAAGTACAAGGCTATACTACCAGATGGCACTCTTTTACATCCCTATTTGTGGAGTGTTGAAGACCTCGAGAAAAAAAGACAAGAGATAGGATCTGTAGCGTTTGCAAGCGAATACATGAACGAGCCTATGTCTTCCGAAGACAAGCTCTTTAAAGAGGAGTGGATATCCTACTACGAAGAGGTAGAGATAGACAAACTTGACATCACAGTGGGAGTAGACCCAGCTACAGGAAAAGCACGCGGAGACTACAGTGCAGTTGTGGTAGTAGGGAAAGACAAAAGGACTGGCAACATATATACACTTTACACATTTAACAAACACTCATCACCCAATGAGCTCATAGAGACGCTCATAGAGGTATACAAGCGCTACAAACCACGCACTATTGTTTTTGAGGAAGTAGCTTTTCAGGAAGTGTATAAGAAGTTTGTGCTTGAGATAGCCAGTAAACAGGGAGTGCATTTACCCATAAAAGGCATCAAGCCAAAAGGTCCGAAAGAAGTTAGAGCTCAGAAACTCAGTCCTTTAATAGAGAACGGTATACTGAAATTCAGAAAAGAGCATAAAGAACTCGTACAACAGCTTACAGAGTTTCCGTTCTCTGCACATGATGACCTTGTTGATGCGCTTGTGTATGCAGTAGAAGCGCTTGAGAAGTCAGAAGCACCCTTCAAATTCTTAAAAGTGAGGTGGCTATGAGATACGACTATCAACTTATGTGGGACAGTTATACGGGCTTGGGTGGGTTTCAGGATGGAAGCTATCTGGTTCGTTATCCGAGAGAGACAGACGAAAAATACAAGCGCAGACAGCAACTTGCAGTGTATCCAAACTACACAAAGAAAATAGTAGAAACCATCACTTCACACATCTTCCGAAGACCACCCTCAAGACAGATAGAAAGTCCATCGTATATTGAATTTATGAAAAACACAGACAGGACAGGGACTTACATAGACGACTTTATGAGAAAGCTTTGCAAGCTCTCGCTTATATTTGGTACTGTCTTTGTAGTTGTAGATAAACCACGCACGGAACAAGAGATTCAAACCGTAGCTCAAGAAAGAGCGTTGGGAATTCTACCTTATGCCACGGTGAGGCTCCCTTCTCAAGTAGAAGAACTACAGATAGATGAGTACGGAAATATACTGAGCATATCCTTTAGAGAACAATACTCATTGAGAGTGTATACAGACAACAACTGGTTTATCCAGACATCTGTAGAGACAATAAGCGGAGAGCACGGTCTTGGGAGAGTTCCAGTTGTTGCGGTCAGTTGGACAGATGCTCTTTTACCAACACAGGTGTTTGCGCCACCTTTTATACATGAGATAGCTTATATTTCTAAGGACCTCTACAACGCCATATCCGAGCTTCGTGAAATACTACGCTCTACTACATTCCCGATACTCACGCTTCCGAGCAAACAACCAGTAGGAGACATTACCGTAGGCACAGAAAACTTCATTGTGTATGACCCCGAAGGTGGCGGAAAACCAGACTTCATAGGACCCCCACCAGAACCTGCAAGGCTGTATATGGAATACATTCAAATGCTCATAGAACAGATATACAAGATCACAAACCTTGAGTTTGTGCTGGGCACTCAAACGCAAAAAAGTGGTGTAGCCCTTGAGTTTGAGTTTCAAGACCTTAATACAATGCTTTCTGGTATAGCGATGAATATGGAACAAGCCGAATACAAAATAGCGGAAATTGTGTGTGCATGGAGCGGAGAGCAAGGTTTTAAGGGAACAATAGCGTACGAAAAAGACTTCAGCTTCAGAGATGCAGAGAGAGGCCTCAAGATTGCAATGGATGCTTTGAGCTTACAGATATCTACAACCTTTGACAACGAACTCAAAAAACAGCTTGTAAGAACCCTACTTCCTGATGCAGATGAAGAAACCGTACAAAGGATAGACAATGAAATAGACGGGCTGGAAGGCTTAGACAATCAATTAAAGAGGGAACTATGAACCCAAGAGCAAAAGGTAAGCGGGTAGAATACAAAATCAGAGATAGACTCCGCAGAATAGGGGAGTGCTACAGAGTGCCGTGCAGCGGAAGTAGTGAAGGATTTAAAACAGACCTTCACTTATATATATCTAACAAGGTATATAGGGTGGAGGTAAAAGCCAGAAAAGGGGGGTTCAAGCAGATACGAGACTGGCTTGAGGAAGCAGACATGCTCATTGTAAAGATAGACAGACAAGAGCCCATCATAATTCTCAGTCTCAACACTCTGGAGGAGCTACTTGGACTGGCAGAAAATCCGTGAGCTTTTTATAAGGTTCCTCCTGGACACTCTCAAAGAGATAGAAACTGGAGGTGAAAATTTTCTGCAAGACTTTCTTAAAGAGCTCGCAAAAGAAGGCTATGTACTTACACCTGAACTTGAACAAAAACTCAGAGAATTTCTGCACGAGATGCAAAAAGAGCTTTACGGTCATATACACACTGTGTTGGAAGTAGCTTATTATAAAGCAAAGCCTGCATTACCGAAAGATGAGTTTATTAGTAGTCTTGCCAGCACAGTCATAGACGAGATCTACCCAGATGGACTCAATTTATCACAGCGCCTCTATCGCTGGGAAGCAGAAACTCTCAGGGGCATCAAAGAAGTCATCAGAAGAGGAGCGCTTCAAGGTATCAGCGCACAGAGACTCAGATATGAAATACAGTACTTTCTTGAGCATACCACATCAGAAGAGTTCAAAACAGTGCTCGCAGATGACATACCGCAATATTTGAAAAATGTAATACAACAGGCAAAAGCTCTTGGACCTGAGCACAGAGCCTTCTTTGAAAAAGAACTATCCAGAGCTTTAAAAAAGATAGAAAAACTAAAACGCACAGAGAGTATAGCCAACGCAAAACAGCTTCTCAAAGAGCTTGACAAAGCAGTTGAAAAGCAGTCCCAAGAACTTATCGAGAGAGCAGTCAGATGGTGGATTTACAACAGACAACTTACACGCTTCAAGACCATAGCACAAACAGAACTTGCCAACACCTTCCATCTTGCACAGATCAGAGCAACAGAAGAAGATGCAGATGTTGTAGGTTACCAATGGCGACTCTCTGCCAGTCACCCAAGGAGAGATATATGCGATGTTTATGCCACAATAGACTACGGACTTGGGAAAGGAGTGTGGCCAAAGGACAAAGTGCCACGCAGAAAGCCTCACCCGCACTGTCTTTGCTACCTTCTGCCAGTTATCAAAAGAAAAAACCACAAAGAGAAAGAACCAGAAATAGACAGACAGGTGCTCCTGAGTTTTGCTCCCAAATGGATCAAAAGACTTGTGGGAAGCGAAGGTAGAGACATTTTAGACTTTTGGAACATGGAAGAAGGAAGGTTCATAACAAGAGAAGAGTTTGGTTTTTAACATAATACAACACATAAGTAAAAAAAGTCTTCCTACATTCCATAGAAACAAATATGGAGGCTAGAAATGGCAGAAGTGCAGGTATACACAATAGGAAGAGGAAAGCTATTTTTGAAAGCGCCCAACACTAACGCATATGAAGATTTCGGAAATGTCATCAACTTTTCCATATCTGTTAAAGTAGACAAGCTTGAACACTTCTCTACCGCATCTGGTATCAAAGTCAAGGATGCTGAAGTAGTCAAACAGCTTTCCTTCAATGTGAAAATAGAAGTAGATGAACTCAGAAGGAATGTGCTCGAGAAGTTTATTCTCGCAGATACAACACAAAGAACTATTGCCGCTGGCTCTGTGACTGATGAACCCATCAGCACAGTCAAGCAAGGATTTTGGTACAAATTAAACAATAGCAACATAGTGCAAGGTAGTGTTGTGGTAACAAATGATGCTGCTACCCCCACCACATACACAGAAGGAACAGATTACATTGTTGACTATCCAGCAGGTGCTATCTATATAGTAGAGGGGGGAGCTATTGCTAACGATACAAACCTCAAGGTGGATTATCAGTATTCAGCAGCCACTCAATTTATTCTCAGTGGAGGAAAGAAATACAGCATACAAGGTAGCCTGTGGTTCAAAGGGGACCCACCGAAGGGAAAGGTAGTGGATGTCATTGGAGATGTAGTTCTATCCCCGTCAGGGGAGCTTAAACTCATAGGTGATGATTGGCTGAAAGCCGAATTTGAAGGTACTTTTACAAACCCACCGCAGATCATAGACAGAGGAAACAGATAAAGGAGGCAAAACATGGGTAGTTTTGGTTTTTTTGCGGACGCTAATCTCACTCAACCACTTGACAGAACTTATCCCATTCAGCTTACTTTTAACCCAAATCCGCAAGAAGTCTCCATTTTCTATAAGGTGGAGATGAATTGCGGAAAGATTGACAAGGTTCTTATTTTGGACTATACTAATAGATGTCCAGATAATCAAGGGACCTAGGGCTGGAACAGTCCGAAGTTAAGCCTGTGGAGAGGTGAAAACCTCTGTGAAGCAGGAAGCTCCATCTTCTATAAGGTGGAGTAGTTCACTGTAGCAGGTGGTGGAGAATACAAAGACATACAGGTTTACTTCGGATCGCCTGACACAACCATAAAGGCTGTCCCTGCACCTCCTGATGCTTACATCACTGTCACTATAACAGATAGAGATCCAAGTGCGCACAATCTCGATGCTACGAACGGACCTTGGTTTGTAATAGCTGATACTCAAGCAAACTTGTCTTCCGCACCAAAAAACCAGCCTTACAGCCTTGGAACCCAAGTCTTGGGTGGGGTGGCAAACGCAAAAAGTTTTTGGGTTCGTATATACGAGCCCGAACAGAACCCAGCACTATACACTGACTTTGTTTTAACAACAAATAATATCTTGGTGCAGAACATATGAGAAAGGTAATATTGTCCGATGGTAGGGAAATCAAAGTACAGGAACTCAAATTTAAGCATTTCAAGAAACTGCTTCATATTATTGAAAAGATACTATCTGATGTTTCAAAGAACGAACTCAATACAGAGTTGTATCTTGAGCATGCAGTCCATATCGTGTCTGGGATGACCGAGCTTTCAGAAGAAGAGATAGAGAACATGAATGCTGCTGACAGTATCAAAGTTCTTCGTGCGTGTATAGAACAGATCATCTCAGATACCAATTTTTTACAAGAGGTGAAAGCACTGATAGCCCAAATCAGTCAAACGCTGACATCTACAGTATCGCAGAAGAGCTCATCTCAGAAGGACATCAAGTAGATGAGTATAGCATGTATGAGTTTTTTGAGTATGCAAAAAGAATGTATGAGAGAAAAGCGAGGGAAAGCAAACAGAGAATCCTGGAAACCGCATACGCGATCGCAATAGTCTTTTCAAAAGAAGCAAGAGACCAATTCTTAGAACAAGATAAAAAAGATGCTCAGGCGCTCATCGATCTCATGAAGGAGCACGCCTATGGCAAATGAAAAGCTGATCCTTGAGATTACAGCAGAGATAGAGGATGTTAAAGGAAAACTGAGGCAACTTCAGTCAGAACTCTCACAGCTAAAAGAAACAGGCATACACATAGACACACAGAATCTCAGTAACGCTGTTGCCCTCACTGAATCCCTCAAAAGCGCAATGAGATCTGTTGCCCAAGAGGTATTAGCAGTTGGCACTGCCTTTATCTCTATAGAGAAAATAATACAAAGTATCGTAGATGAAAGCCAGTCCTTACAACTGCTCACAGAAAGACTTTCCCTATTCTCAGAAACACCTAAAGAAGATCTGAAGGAAATTCAAAAAAGCGCAAGAGAGACGGGATATGATATGCAAGCCTTACTTGATGTTTTCCTCAGACTACAGATAGCAGGTAGAGACTTGAAAGATCTTGATGTTCTCGCAAAAACGGGACGTGCATTCGGTCTATCAGCAGAAGAACTCAAACTCGTTGGATATGCAATAGAGCAAATCGCAGGAAAAGGAGTGTTGCAGCTCGAGGAACTCAGGCAACAGCTCGGAGAAAGAATCCCTGTTGCCACACAACTCATGTCTAAGGAGCTTGGGTTTGCAAATATATCTCAGTTTTACAGTGCCATAGAAAAGGGGAGCATATCTTCAAAAGCAGCTCTTGATGCGCTCTTTAGTGGGCTCAGGAAATTAGACGCGGCTGTTCCCACAGACATCATCACTGTTGCTTTTGGAAATCTCAAAAACGCAATACAAGAGCTAATAATCGCTATGGGTGAGAGGGGTCTGTGGAGCGAAATATCCAGAGGGATCAAGGCCCTTGCGGATGCTATCAGAAACCTTGACCCAAACGTAATCTCTGCATTCACAGACGCCCTTAAGGCGCTCTTTCAAGTGCTTGAAGCTCTTGCAAAGATCTTTCCGTATGTTGTCACTGTAAGCGCAGCCTTTATCAAATCAATTCAGATCATTTATACAGTTATAGAAGCTGTCATATACACCATCCAGAAATTCATAGAAGCTATACTTTCAATACCAAAAGCCGTATCCAGGCTGAGTCTTGACCCCATCAAGAATGTTTTTAGCGAGTGGGTGTCTGGGCTGAAGATCACGAAAGAGCGCTTAGGAGAACTCACTACCTCATTGACAGAAAGATTCGAAAACCTAGAGGGAACAGGAAGACAAGGGAAAAAATTAGAAATACCTATCACTCAGTTTGACCAAGTGGACATAGACAAGATTAAAAGGCAGTTTCAGGCAGAAGACGAAGCACTGAAAGCTCGCCTGCAAAATATTCACTCGTATGTTGAAGCACTCAAGAGTTTAGCAAAAGATGATATAAAACTAAAACTTCAGCTTGACCTTGAGGCAGAAGAAAGAGCGTTCAGCGAAGCAAAGACAAAGTTAGAAAAAAGAAAGAAAGAACTTGAAGAACTACTTAAATTAACCCTCCCTGCAGAACAGTATAAAGAACTGGTAAACGAATACGAAAAAGTACAAGAAGAAATGACAAAAATAGAACAGACGCACGCATCAAGAAGACTGCAGATACTTTCTGAATATGTCAGGGAAGGAAGTAGACTACTTCAGAAGCTTATAGATGAACACAGAAAACAACTTGAGAAACTCACGGAAGACCATAAGAAGACCCTCAAGAGTATTGAAGAAGACACAAAGAAACTAAACAACCTCAAGCTTGGAATAGACAAAGAAGCCATGGACCAGCTCAATAAGCTTCCGCCTGAGGTCAAACAAAAATTGCTTGACATCATTAGTATAGATGCAACTCCTCTCAACGCTTTCGGATCTGCTCTCTCGGAGCTCACGCAAAAATACCAACAATTTATGTCTGCTGTCAGAACAGGCACAAATATAGAGACCCTCAAGGAGCTAAGACAAGGATTTCTTCAAGCAAGAGAAGAAGCTATCAACTTTGTTAAGTCCATCACTCCTGAGTTCGCAAAAGATGTATTCTCTGCTCTCGGGTTTAGAGAAGGCTTTCTGCCATGAAGAGGGGCTATATCCCAAAACCTGCAGGTATTATTTGGAATGACAGAAGAAGAAGCAAAAAGAGCAGCGGAGAGATTTACCAACATATGGGTTGACGCGCAGGCAAAAGTAGCTCAAGCCTTCAGAAACATACCAGAGCTTTCAAAATTCATGACACCAGAGCAGCTCCAGGGCATACTCCTGCAAAGAGGACTCAGAATGGCACTTCTTGAAGAAATACAAAGACAAACACAAGAAATCAACGAAGCATTCAAAAAGAGTATGCAAGAAGCAATACAGCAACTACAATCCCAAGTAGATGAACTACAAAAAAGACTTGCCGCGGGGGTCAATATTCCAGTCAGGCTTGACCTATCAAATGTAGAAGAGCAACTTAGAAGCATAGAAAGTAGAGTACTTACAATCCCAGCACAGCTTGCAGTACAAAATGAAGGAGCTTACAGATGATTACCATCAACGGAATGGATTTTGACGGTTGGATCAGGAATAAGTTCGGTGGGAGGGTCCAAAAAGAAAAAGGGGGTATGAAAAAATGGATTGTAAACGGAAGGCCTGCCATACAACTGCCTTTCTACCCATGCGAAAAAGTCATGCAGGATATAAAAGAGAAAGAAAAAAACAGAAGAGTGATCACTGCCATAGATGGTACAGAATACATAGTTTTCTGTGGTGGGCTTAACTCGGGTACAATAAATCCGCTTCCGCCGAGAGTATCCGTGTCTGCAAGCGCCACATCTTTAAAAGTAGGGGAGTATCTTTTTATCACCGTTGTCATTGAAGGAAATGCAGTTTGGAAAGGGATAGATAACTATGGACAGGAATACGAAACAAGCAAAACCAAAATATACACGGTGCGCATTACAGATGAATGGGATACTTATGCACTTGTATGGAACGCGTGTGATGGGAGCAGATCTATAGGCGCTGGAACAATAGAGGTATCAGTACAACCAAACACTGCACTCTCCTTCCCTACGACAGGCAAAACCAGAGAAATATTCATCAACAAATGCACCACATCCCAAGCAGTTGCCATTTCATCTTTACTGGGACAGACCATCAGCGTATCAGATGGAGAAGTATCCTTCACTGGCATACTCGTATCTATTGACCTCAGATATGTCGCTGATGATATGTCAGATGTAGATACTAAAAGATTGCAGGGTGTTGATATCTACACCGGCACCTTGGAGGTTGAGCTCACATGAAGTACATAGACCCATGTCTAGTTTCTGTGAATAGCATCAGTAACTCAAACATAGTATCCGTTGAAGTATCTGCAGAAAGGAACAAGATCCAACAGAATGCTAGAATAGAATTTATCGGAGTAGACCCACCGTATCAAGTTTCCATCGCTTACGCAGGTGTAGAAATTTTCAAAGGAATACTCAAACAAACACAATACAGCTTTTGTGAAACCATCAAAGCTACATACGAATCTGCTATGCCAACAGAGCAAGCAGACAACAGAGGAAAGATTGGTGCAAGTTTTATGATAGTGACAAACAAGATGCTCAGACAAAGAGTCAGAGAAGCCCTCAACCAGATCCTGAACTCTCTCAGGGTTCCTATTACACTTGATGAGTTTTTTTATGTTTCCCTCCCTATGGGGTTTGCAACTATATCAAACATAGACTTGAGGTGGAAAGTGATAGGTATAGAGTTTGGAAGCGGATACGAGATCCCAAATGCGTACATCTTTACACATCCAGCATACGATACATACATTGCAACCCTACCTCCTCCAATGCTCTACGATTCTGTGGGCATCATAGTTTGGGTAGAGGGGAGGGAGCGTGGAACAAGTATATACAACAGAAGCGCTGTAGAAGTAGCAGCTATATCTGCGCTATCTCCTGGGCGCTTAGTGGCGAACTGTATATCCATGAACGGGAAAGTCATATCTGCATCAATAGAGACATCTAATGACATCTTAGTCCTGTGCGGTGTCGATGTCTTCGACCCAGACAATAGTATTGTAGATGGTGTACATACTATAGATCAGAACATGACTATAGCCGATGTTGTCAAAAGATACACATCTTACAGTGTCCTTGGTTACGATCCAGAGCAGAGAAGATTTCAAGTCACTAAGCAAAACAGGATCTCACGAGCGTTTAACATACCGCCCTCTGCAATACTATCTTTTGACATAACATCGTACAGAAAAAGCAAGTTTAATGTAGTCAGGGAGCACTTTGTAGCACTTGCAAAGCTCAATGCTGTTTATGCCGTTTCATATCCACAAGGGCAACCACCCTCTGCCTTCAGACAGCCTATTGACATTCCCGCAGGATATGCATCTGTTGGACTCACTTCCACAGATGCAGGTGGATATTCATCTGAAATCCTTGATGTAGGGGACTCCGCAACAAGTGGATTTCTTTTTAACACAGTATACAAAAATCCAGCAAGCCTTGCGAAACAACTCATGACTGATAGAAGTGATACTGCTTACTTGCAAACAATTCTTCTGCCTGACATACAGCCGTATACCAAAGTCTCCTTCGCAGGTGGAGAGTGGTGGGTAGTATCCTACACACACAGAATATCTCACGATGAAGCAACTACATCAATGAATCTTGTGGAGGCGTTCGAATGATACCCATCACAGGAGTTGCTTATTCACGTCCGGACTACCAGGTGGGATTGTCTTTACCTATCGTTGGGGGTCCAAAACCAGAACCACCAGAAGAAAAACCTTCCGCGGAATGGACATTTATACTACAAACTAGCATCACAAGTGTAGTACGGGGTGTTCCGTATATAGTCCTAGACAATGCAAAACTCAGGATAGATTTAGGCTACTCGTACTTTCCATATGGATACCAAGATACTTGGGATCCTGCAAGGTTAAGGAAGTACACAGATAAAATCGATATAAACAACGCTGCAGACCCGAGTATACAAGCACTCCACATGATGATCTATCAATTAAAATCACGCCTTTACTACCAGAGACTATACAAGCACAAGTTTTTATTCCTTTACGCAGAAAGACATCAAGATGAATACATGTTATATATACAGAACTACGCAGATGAACTACACATCAATAAGCTCAAAGAACGACGTAGGATTACGGATCCTGTGTTTTCAATTCTTGCGTTTTTCAATATACAAACAGGCAACATCCATGTGTATATGAGAGGCTACAAACAAGTTGAATTCATACAGAGATGGAGTGAAGGGTATTACAACATAGAAAGCACTTGGCTTGTAAAGGAGATTCTCGATCTTCTTCCTTTCGAGATCAAAGACAAAGGCTACGCTTTTGTTTATGCTCCG